GCCGCTCGTTCTCTGAGGCAGGCAAGATGGACGCCCTGCTTCGACGGAAATCAGACGATGCGTTGATGGTCCTCGAGCATAAGACGACCAGCGAGGACGTTGCTCCTGGCAGCAGCTACTGGGATCGACTCCGCATGGACACTCAGGTGTCGAAGTACTTCTTGGGAGCTCTACAGCTGAACATGAACGTGGGTGGAGTTATCTACGACGTGATAGGCAAGCCGGCGCAGCGCCCATCGCAAATTCCACTTCGCGATGTGGACGACGTGAAGATCGTCCTTGATGCCAACGGGAACCGTGTCCGCACGAAGGACGGCAAGAAGTGGCGCGAGTCTGGCGATTCAGAGGCTGGCTACATCCTTCAGACACGGCAGGAGACACCTGATGAATTCGAGCAGCGATTGCTTTTCGCGCTGAGGTGCGAACCTCACTCGTACTACGCTCAGAAGGCTGTCACCCGACTGGACTCGGACATTATTGAGTACATGAACGATGCATGGCAGCTGAGCCAGCAGATCCTCTACTTCCGCAAGCAGCAACTGTGGCCGCGCAATCCGGCCGCCTGCAATGCGTATCACACAACCTGCGAGTTCTTTGACCTGTGCAGCAACCGGGCCTCGGTCGACGGCATCCGGTTCGGCAAGACGAATTCCGCGCACGCTGAGCTCAAAGTGCAATCAGACGGAGATCGCCAGCTTTTGACGAACTCCAGGTCGGCCGCTCTACGCAAGTGCGCCCGATACCACTTCCTCCGATACGAGGAGCAGGTCCGCAAGATTCAGGACGATGAGTCATCCGAGGCTCTCCGTCTTGGCACGTTAGTCCATCTCGGACTTGAGGCGTACTTCAATCACCTCAAGGCAACGCAGAAATAAACACACCACACATGAGTATACTGAGCAAAATCAAGCGCGGCGATGCCGAGCTTCCGCCACGCATCCTGATCGCCGGTCCTGAGGGCATCGGCAAATCGACAATCGCATCGCAGTCGCCAAACCCGCTGTTCATCTGCAGCGAGGACGGACTGACTGGCCTTGAGCACGTCGCCCGCCTGTCACCGGCAGGTCTCGACGAGCTCAACCAACTCCTCGACGAACTGTCGAGGGACGCTGCTGGATACAAGTCGCTCGTCATCGACACCGCCGACTGGCTCGAGCGGATGATCTACGAGGGAATCTGCAAGCGCGATAGCAAGGCCAACATCGAGGACTACGGCTACGGCAAGGGCTACACCATCGCCGAGCAGGAACTGGTCACGATCCTGTCCAAGCTCGACGCGATCCGCCACAACCAGAAGCTCTGGATCATCGTCCTGTCGCACGTCCAGATCCGCACGTTCCAGGATCCCCGAGGTGATTCGTGGGATCGCTACGAGATGAAGGGGAACAAGAAGTTCACCGGCATCTTCCGTGAGTGGCCCGACGCCTGCCTGTTCGCCGTGTTCGAGGTCTTCAAGACCAAGGACAAGGGCTCTCAGAAGGAGAAGGCCATCGGCGGCGACCGAGTGCTGCACACCCAGTGGAGCCCCGCGTGGGACGCGAAGAACCGCCTCAACCTGCCGGACTCGATCCCTCTGAACTGGGATGATCTCGCTGGTGAGATCGCCTCCAACAGCCCGAGCACCATGCGCGAGAAGGTTAAAGCATTGTACGGCACTGCCAAGCTGGACGATGCTGGTAAGGCTCGCTGGGAAAAATTCCTCGCGGGAATCAACACCCTGCCGCCCGACAAACTGAAGGCGGCCATCCAGAAGCTCGAAACCATCCAGTAACATGAGTAAGGAATACCTGAACATCCCAGGCTCGTTTGAGTGCGTCGTCGAAAACCCCGGTGAAGCCGGCTGGTTCGGCGAAACCAAAGAGCAGAAGACCCCGTTCCTTCGGCTGCCGCTGAAGATCACCGAGGGACCGCAGAAGGGTAAGATCTGCGTCTACAACGCCTGGCTCACTGAGGCCGCGTTCGACCGCACGATCCAACGCCTGAAGCAGGTCTTCGGATTCAACGGCGACCTCAACGCTCTCTACGAAGGCAAGGCCAGCTTCGCCGGCATGCCGTGCAATATCGAGGCCGAGACCGAGACCTACCAGGGCAAGGCTCGGGTCAAGATCGCGTGGCTCAACCCGCCTGGCGGCAGCACTGGCACCGGGCCCAAGCCGATGGAGGCGAACAAGCTCAGCAGCCTGCTGTCCAAGCTCGGGCCTCGCGCCAAGGCCATCGCCAAGGCCACTCAGTCCGAAACTGCCGCGCCACATGTCCAGGACTCCACAAGGACGACCAGTTCCGGGAACACGGTCACCCAGGAAGTCAACGACGACGACGTCCCCTTCTGACATGAGATTCCTTGAATACATCGGACTCGCCGTCAGGACGGAGTCCCCGCGCCACTTCGATGGCATCAACACGCGGATCGTTCACGCCGCCATGGGCCTCATGACCGAGGCCGTCGAACTCCATCAGTTCTCCACCATGGTGAACCTGAAGGAGGAACTGGGAGACATCTGCTGGTATGCAGCCATCGCCATTGACTCTTTTGGTTTGAACGACGAATCGAGTATGGCGTCCATCGGATTGGAATCAGAGGTTCCAACCGTCAACGTATCGTCTGAGCGTCGCGTCATGGTGATCATCTACGCAGCGTCCGACAATGTGGACATGGTCAAGAAGCACATGTTCTACGGCCGACCCATCAGCTACGGAGACTTCATCGAGAACATCAAGGAGATCCTGGATTCCGTCAGGATGATCTGCAACGCGCACGGCATCCTATTCAGCGATGTCCTCGAATCGAACATCCGCAAGCTCAAGGCGCGGTATCCCGAAAAGTTCACCTCCGAGAAAGCGATCGTTCGTGATCTCGCCGCAGAGTCAGAAGCCCTGAAGTGATCTTCAACCCACCGGAGTCAGAGGCCCTGGCTCCGGTGACCCCATCAAAGGGAGTCGCATCCCTTTCATACAGATGAATTTGAACCCCCAGTCCAGCCATTGTCAGAGGGCCCTTCTGTGCCTATGCGACCTGGTGATGGTTGGACTGGGGATTTATGGAGAGTCCAATGTCAGAACAGTCACAGAGCGGTAAACGCAAGTCCCCTGCGTTTCAATTTTACGCTGACGATTTCCTCGCCGGAACTCTTGATATGAGTCAGGAAGACGTCGGTTCCTACATCAGGCTTCTCTGCCACCAGTGGAGCCGCGGTTCGATTCCGGTTGAAACCGAAAAGCAACAGCGGTTGGCTGGCGGTTCAATCTCGGTTGACGTGCTGTTGAAGTTTCCGGTGTGCGATGACGGTTTGCGTCGAAACCCAAGGCTTGAGGAGGAGAGGAGCAAGCAGATCGAATATAGGCAAATGCAGCGTCAAAAGGGCTTAAAATCAGCAGAAACCAGGAAGCAGTCCAACAGCGGTTCAACCGCGGCTGCAACATCGGTTCAACCGGACCACCAACCGGATGGCCAACCGGAGGTCAACTCTCCGTCTCCGTCTCCTATTATAAATACTAGTAGTGGACCAAAGGGTCGTTTCGCGCCTCCGACCAGAGAAGAGCTCGACCTCGAGGCTGCCAAGCTGGCACTTCCATCATCAGAGGTAGATCGTTTCGTTGATTACTACACAAGCATCGGATGGAAGGTTGGAAAGAACCCGATGAAGTCATGGAGGCATGCGCTATCTGGGTGGGCATCTAGGTGGCGTGAGAAGGCTTCTCCTATCAGGCCTCCAGCGCCTCCAGGGAAAGAGTGGTTGAACGACCCGACTGATTGGAGAAACTCACTGTGAGCGAGAACACAGACGCCTACTTTGCGGAGAAGGACGAGCTTGGCCTGCTCGGAGCCTGCCTCCTTGGTTCGGCCGACGCCGCGGCAGAGGCTGTTGCCCAGGTTCCGGTCATCATGATCGCCAATGAGACCGTCAAGGAGTCGTTGCTGCTGGTTGACCTGATGCTGAAGGAGAACCAGTCGATCACGTTGGATGGCCTTGGGCGCGCTTGGAAGAAGATCCACGGCACCAAGTCAATGCCGATCGATCTCTGGTCAGAGGCCATGGAGGCGTGTCCTTCAGCGCACAACGTCTCGTACCACGCTCAAGGAGTTCGGGAGGCATACACCCGCAGACGGCTTCGGGAAGCCGGCCAGCGGCTGATTACGGACTCTGGCAACCCTGCCACTCCGATCGATTCCGCGATTTCAACGCTCGAGTCTGGGATCGCCAGCGACCACGACACGATGCCGTCGACAAACAACTCGAAGTCGGTGGTCAGCGGGTTCCTCGATGCATTGCAGGATCGCTTTGCAAACAAGGGCAAGCTGTCCGGCATCTCGTCAGGCCTCTCGACTCTCGACCGCATGACCGACGGTATTCAGCTTGGAGAGCTCTTCGTGATCGCAGCGAGACCATCAATCGGAAAGACAGCCATCGCTGTTTCGATCACAAAGGCAGCTTGCCTCGACCTTGCTGTCCCAACCCTGTTCGTCACATGCGAGATGTCAGAGCGAGCCCTGATGCGCCGGCTGATGTCTTTGGTCTCGAATGTGCCAATGCAGACGATCAAGACAGCTGAGCTCGAGGAGCAACATTTCAAGTCCCTGTCTTCAGCTGGAGTGAGGGTTGCTCGAGCCCCGCTGCACTTTCTTGATGTGTCTGGTGGGTCGACGGTCTCCGCCATCACTGCAGCCGTAAAACGGTCTGTCCGCCGAAACAAGGTCAAGCTGGTGGTCGTCGACTACCTGCAGAAGATCGGAGCATCTGGGAAGCACGAGAAGCGAACCTACGAGGTGGCCGAGGTGTCCACCAAACTCAAGGGATGCGCTGTCGCTTCCAACGTGGCGATGGTCTGTCTCGCGCAGCTGAATCGCGAATCTGAGAAAGAGAAGAACCGACTTCCTCGCCTCAGCGACCTTGCAGATTCAGGGCAGATCGAGCGCGATGCGGACACCGTGTGCCTTCTCCACCGCAATCGAGCAGAGCCACGCGGTGAGGCGAGCCTCATTGTTGCCAAGCAGAGAGATGGCGAGTGCGGAACAGTCAAACTCTGGTACGAAGGTCAGTACTGCAGGTTCACTTGTGTGAGCCCGATAGATGAATGAAACGAAAGACCAACCTCAGGTTCATATCCAAAGCAAAACGTGTCGAATCAAAGTGCTACATCTGCGAGCAAATCGGACCACACAAGTGGCTCGATTCAGAGCTCGGATCCAACATCTGCAACGGGTGCGTTAACGACGCCATCACGTCGGAAAAGATGCTCAAAGAATCGTTCAGCCAGGAACACCCACGCTGATTTTTCTGCTGAGGTTTTTGGGCTGTCGAGAAAGTCTCCAAGCAACAACCCGAAGAAGATCTGCCGAGCCTACATCGCTTGGATTTTCTCCAAGCTGGCAGAGGGGCAGAAGGTCAATCTGCCTGGCCTTGGAACAATCGGAGCGACATATCGAAAGGAGCGTTTTGGGGTCGGAATGTTCAGGTCATTTCAGCCGGCAACTTTCGTGCTCAAGCTGTATCCAAGCGCACCACTCAGGAACCACCTCAAGCGCATCGCCAAGGAAAAGCCAAACTCGTTCAAATGAAATCAACGATCATCAGATACACCAAGAAACCACTCGGACTACACTCGTTCTCGCTCCGCCGATTTCCGGACGAATGTGAGATCGTGACGATGGTGCTCAGCGCACTGACCTACAAAGAGAAAGTCGGCCCGATCATGCTGGCCGCGGATATCCATGGATTGTCTTTCTGCACCTGGACCGGAATCTCGAACATCTACGACCGAGTCGAGCACGTCGAAGTCGACTCACGAATCAACACGGACACGTTCTGGGCAGCGATCAAGATCTACGCTCTCGGCATGATCGAAGCGCCGTGCATCAGCGTCGACCTGGATGCTGTCCTTATGCGTCGGCCGTCGCCCTGGTACGACGTTGTCGCCCTGCATTCAGAGCCCATCGAATGGGAGGCCTACTCATGGACCAACATGTGGGAAGATCTGTGGAGCAGACTCAAGAACGGGTCAAAGCGGGTCGCACCGCTCAACACGGCCGTAGCAGCTTTCTACGACAATGAGCTTCTCGAAAAGTACGTTTCAACAGCCAAGGCTCTGATGATCAATGGAACGAAGCGACCGATCAGCAAATCATCGCAGATCAACATCGTAGAATCCGGATCAAAGGTGCCGGTAACAGAGATGGTTTTCGCCGAGCAGTACTCGCTCGCTGTCATCGCCGAGAGCATGAAGAAGCGTGTCGGAGTGATCACCACACTCTGCGAAAAGCTCGAGCATCCGACACCGAACAGCACCGCAATCCACCTGTGGAACTCGAAGCGATTCTACCGCAAGCACGGCCGTGCACATGAGCTATACATGACGTGGGCAATGGAGCAGATCTGGCGTCTTGTGAAGGGCACAAAGAACGAGCCTTACATCCAGGCAATCGCCCACAAATGCAATCTCCCAACAATCCGAGTCGTTGATGGCAACACCAACATTATTCGCTGGTCGCGCCACGGTGAATGGTTCGGACCAGGAGAAGTGGTGGAGAGACTATGAAAGACAAACTCAAGAAACGTGTAAGGGGAGCGAAGTTTCAAGCTGTCGCTCAAGGCAAGGTGTGGACGTTCCGCTGGAACCCACGAACTCAAAGACTCGAGGGCAGGCAGAGGTACAGCCACATCAGCTATTCCATGAGCCCTGATCAGCTTGCAGACGCGCTCTGCGGGCAGTTCAGTTTGTTCGCCGCAAACGTCGTTCCAGTGAAGCATGAAACGGCTTCGTGAATGGATATCAGTTCTCCGAGCCGAGGGGAAAGCTCCTGGAATTTGGATGTTGAAATTCCTTCTTTCCCCTTGGCGATGGAGAAGCAAGCGAGCTACTTTAGCCGCGCTTCGTCAGTGCTTCACCTGCCCAGTCTATAACCGATCACAACACCAATGCAGGCCATGGAAAGGGGCTTCCGTGGGTTGCGGTTGTCACATGCCAACCAAGGTGAGATTCGGAGGGGGATGCTGGGCTCGTGAGACGAATCAGGATTTGCTCGTTGGATGGACTCCAACGGGTTCTGGAGAGGAGGTGAATCAAAAATGAAGGACAAGGGACTCAAGCCCGCCAAGGCCGGTAAGGCCGTCAAGGCTGGTAAATTCGTCAAGGGGGCCGTGAAGGCTACCAAGGGTGGCAAGTAATCCACTCTCGAACTCAATGAAACGGCATCCGGGTTTCACGCGAGTGGCCCGGATGCCTCAATCACATGCAGAAGCACACCGTGAACATATCTGGACCTCGTGAGGTGACGCTGTGGCGCGAGCCAGAGAAGCCTTCAGCGGAGAAGAAGAAGAAATCTGACAAGCC